TGGCGCCAATGTCCACGCCAGGGCGCATGCGAGCCAGCTGCGCCGGGTCCTGGCAAGCGCGTGTGGCGCAGTTTTCTAGCGTCCACCCCGTGGTGCAAAGCCAGCTGCGCTCCTCGACGATCAGCTTGCCACCGGGCGTGGCCTCGGCACCGGTGGTGACCGGGATCGTCCCCCACGCGTGCGCCACTCCGTCGTTGTAGATGTCACGGACCGAGATCGTCCCTGTCGTCGAGCTCGTCGCCGACACCGCGGTCACCGGATACGATGTCGACAAGAAGTCGGGGTTGCCTGGGAGTTGCACGCTGACCCGGCCTCCCGGGTAGGCATAGACGGAGGAGATGCTGCCGGGGTTGGCGATGGGACCGATCGGCGTTGTCTGCCCGTCGACGATGCTGAACCCCCACGGCGCTGTGTTGTCGATCGTGGTCTGGAGATCTTCCCCGACGACGTATTGACCGCTCGTGAAGTGGCCGCTGGTGTCCGTAAACCAGACCGCCGTCCCCGTCTCCCATGGCGGTGTCCAGGAGTCGGATCGGTTGATCGTGAAGGTCGTCACCCATGACGTGCCGTTGAAGGCTCGCGTGGCGGAGGCGATCGGGATGGGTCCGATCAGCGAGACGTTGAAGACGTTCGTCCCTGCGCCAGCCGAACCGGAGCGCTGCGCCTGCGTGATCGTCTGCGACGTGATGTGTCCGTCTCCGCCGGAGGAGATCGGCGTCCAGTTGCGGCGGAAGTCCATCCCCATTCGGTACTGCACGAAGGGCGCGCCGTTGTATGGACCCTCGAAGCCTTTCGCGGGCAACCACTGGATGTTGTAGAAATTGATCTTGAGGAAGGTCGAGGACAACAGGACCGCCGGCTTGGTGTCGTAGTCGCCAGCCACGTTGGATCCGCCGTACATGACGGCAACGCCGTTACCCTGAAACGGAGTGGGGAGGCCGGCAGCGTGTGAGGTGCCGATGCCGATGAAGTCGATCGGTGGTCCATAGAGGTATCCGACGCCGAGTTCAGGAAGGCCTACCAGGCTGGTGAACCATGCACCTTGACCGGGAATAGGCCCTGCCCATTCCGTGCCGTACGCCACGTAGACGGTGCCGCCCTGGCCCCCTGGCGCCGGGGTAGTTGGGTCAGAGAGGTACTTCGCCGCGGCGTACCCGGTCCGCTTGGCCTTCTCCCAGCTCAGGCCATCGTTTAGGTCGCTGCCGGTGGGGCTGACGTACTGGATCGCGCCGTTCAGTCCCGGACCGAGCGTCCCGCCCCCCGAGCCGCCGTTGATGATGTTCGTGATCTGGGTGGAGAGCGCAGACGAGAGCGTCCCCAGGGCCCGTTCGATGTTCTCCTGGAGCCGGTTGGCCTCGTCCCCCGTCAGAACGTGATCGTGGTCGAAGGTGATGCGGTCGAACTTCGGCACTTACACACCCAGGTTGATCCCGTACCTCGGCTGCAGGTACTGCCGGACAGTAGTCACCTCTCCCGCGACCAGCGCGTGGTCGAAGATCAGAACTTCGCAGATCGAACCAGTGAAGAATTGCGTCAGCGCCTGGGCGAAGTTCCCGATCGAGAACCCCGTCGTACCATTCTCGGCCGCCACTGTCGGCGATCCGGCAACCGTGTAGTTCGTGCCGTTGATGGCGAACGTGGGCGTGGATCCTGTCCCCGTCGAGTAGATCTCGGCCACCAGCGACACGTCCGTGATGGCCGGCGGAGACGCCAAGGCCGCCGACGCCGACTCGCTGGTGTAGCCGTAGGTGGACCCGCCCACGCTGGCGACAAGCATGCCGAACGCCGCCGTGTGCAACCGGAAGACAACGGCATTACCCCCGACCGTGTACGTCCCAGGTCCGGAGGTCGGCTTGCACACCACGATCACGGATCGTGCGGATCCGGCCGTAAGCAGGTTCGTCGTCGTGTTCTGGAGGATCGGACCAGACGGGCTATTGAAATTCGCTCCCGCGATCCCATTGATCGCTGAGCCAACAAGCAAGGGGGCCGTGGCGCCAGCGCTGACATCGTTTCCGTTTCCGGACTGATCGGCCCAGGCGGTGACGTTCGGGCCAACAACCGTCATGCCCGCGTCGCCTTTGAACCAGGCCACGAGACCAGTCCTCGGAGGTCCGATGCTACTTCCTCCGTGGCGGATCAGGCCCATGCTCCATGGGCGTCCGTAGGTCGCCATGCGTGTTACGCGGTCTTCCCGCTGTACGCGATCAGGATGGACCCGGATCCCGACGTGACCACGAACTGGAGGCGCGCCCAGCGGTACTCATAGAACACCACCGACACCCCGAATTTCTGCCCCGCCCCGCTCAGCACTGGCGGAGGACTGGAGAACGTGTAGGTGTCCCACTTCGTGAGGTCGGTCAGCTGATCGGGGCTGGTGTCCCCGGGCGGCGCGGGCTGGTAGTCATTCGAATAGAGCCAGGCCGGCGCGGTGGCGGTGACCGGGCCAGCACCCGCTCGCACGGCGTAGCTGACCACGTCCATGACCGCCGTATTCACGGGGGTGGAGAGGTATGTCGCGGCCCCGGAGACGGTGATCGTCTCGACGAACAGAGTCTGAGCTTTCATGGACGCCCCTTTTTACGGGTTACGGCCCTTCTTACGGGCCTTGCGGTTCACAAAATCCGGGATTTGTGCCCGGTGCTCAGCCCTTGGCCAGATCCATGTCAGCCGTTGCTGACGTGGCCGGCTGGAACATGGAGGCGATCTTCCCGGTCGCCTTCGAGGGGGCGCTCTGGGGAGCCTGTGGCTTGGACGGGGGCTTGGCGAATCGGCTCTGCAGGTCCGCCAACATCCCCGGGGTGAAAGTGTCCGTCTGAAAGAGGCACTGCACCATCAGCTCTTTCTTCCAGGGCAGGCGCCAACTCTTCTTTGCTGCCAGGGCGTCGGCCATGGCTAGGCCCAGCATGGTCTTGGTGGCGGAGTACATGTCCGGGTAGCAGGCGGCGAAGTGGCCGACCTGGTCGGGGATGAGCGTTCCCCCGGCCATGTCCCGCAGGATGACCCGCGGGTCGTTGGCGACGTCGAAGGCTCGGCGGAAGGCGGCGATCTCGGTGTCGCTGGGATCGAAGCTGTAGGTTTTTGCCACCGTCAGCTCCGTCCGCACCGGCATGAGTCCCTGGAGGTAGGGGAGGACGCGCGCGACGCAAGCGCCGTATCCGGCGGCGAGGTCGGAGTCTTCCGGCCGGAACCCGTCGGCGATCTTTTCCAGGAGTTGGGGGGAAACCGTCCCCGTCTCAGTGTCGAGCGCCTCGCTGAACTGCCCGAGATACCTCCGGTAGTCGAAGGGCGGGACCGCCCGCCCCCGCGGCGACTCGTCGAAGGTGACGAAGCGGCGAAGCTCCCGGCGAAAGTCCCGGGGCAGCATCTCGGCCTCCGCCTTCATCGCCTGGGTGATGCGCGGGGGGCTGTCGGCCAGGATCTCGCGGATGCCGGTGACGGCCAGGAGGCTCTCGGGAAGCGGTTCGCCGATCATGGCTCTTCTTCTTCCCGATCGAGCTCGCGGTCAAGCTCGTCTTTCTCGGGCGGTGGCGCCGGTTCTTTCGGCTCTTCGGTGCCTGCGGCTGGCGGGGCCTCGGTCGGGGGCTCCTCTTCATCTGGGAGCATGCCGGGGCCGAGGAGGCCGGCGTACTGCGGCTCGATGTCGCCACCGGCAGCCTGCTGCTGGGCCACTCGGGCGGCCGTCTCGGGGGGAATTCCGGCGCGGGTGAGCGCCATGATGCTGTTGGCCAGGGCCGCCGGGCGGGCCAGCGTGGGGGTGCGCTCGGGCTGGGCTGGCGGCACCGGCGGCGCAGATCCGGTGACATCCAGAGCCGGGGATCCCCGCTCGGCGCCCAGCTTGGCGAAGGTGTCGACGAAGGCGTTGCCCGTGGCCTGGAGGGCCTGGGGGGCTTTGCTGAGGGCCCAGCCGGTGGGGCTGTGCTTGATCTCGGAGATGGTCTTGGCGAGGCCGTGCTTGGGAGTCACGCGGGTGGAGCGATCGGCGATCCCGGCCTCGATCTTGTGGGCGGCGCTGATCTGCTCGTTGGCCTTGAGCAGACGCCCGGCCAGGCTCTTCGGGTTGCGTGCCGCCTCCGCCAGAGCGTCGGTGTACTTCATCCCCGTCACGTGCTCGATGAGGGCATCCCCCACGGCCTTGGACATCTCCCGGTGGGCCAGGATGGTGGCCGTGACATCGGGGTCGCCGGCGATGTTCTTGGCGTAGCCGTTCTTCTGGTAAGCGCTCTGCTCCGCGCGCAGCTGCTCCGGGCTGATGTCCGCGCTGATGCGGTGGTTGAACTCCTCCCGCAGCGTCTTGAGCTTCTTGGCCGCGGCAGCCTGGTTGACGTCGCCTTTGGCCAGCATCGCGATCCGATCGTCCACGTTCGCCACGGCCTTGGCGGCAGCGTCCACGGCCGGTCCGCTGGCCTTGTAGATCGGGGCCAACTCGGCCTGGGCCTTCTTGGCCATGATCTCGGTGGCCTTGGCCACGGCGGAATCGTTACCTGCCGCCTTGCGAAGCTCGGGGTTCTCGCGGATGGCGTTCGCCACGGCGTCCGAGCGCATCCCGGCACGGGTAGTCTTGTTGACCTTGGTCTCCAGGCGCTCGGCGGTCCGGGCGATCTGGGCTTCCTGGGCCCGGTCGGCCAGGAGCTGGGTGGCGCGGCCGAGGAGAGGAGAAACCGCCTCGATGCCCTTCGCGGCGACCCCCCCGACCATGTTGGCGAGCGGCATCCCGGCCACCCCGCCCGTGGCGCGCATGCCAGGAGCTGCCGCGGTGTCCTCGGCCGAGAACTCCGGGATCCCCCCGTGAGCCGCAGCGAAGCGGTTCGCAAATGGGATGTTGTCGTTGATGCCGCGCAGGGCCTCCCGGCCGTAGGCCCCCGGGTTGGCCGCCACGTTCCGGTAGGTCTGCACCGGATGGGCCATGGCGTTGGCCACGAATTGATTGGCCTGGGAGACGCCGTGACCGATGTCTTTGAATGGCTGGGCGGCCTGGGAGGCCAGGCGCGAGAGACTTCCGGGCGTGGGGGGAGGAGCCGCCGGCTGGTCCTCGCCTTCGAGCTCCTGAGCGGGGTCGAAGTTCGGCCCGCGGCCGCGCGGGGCAGCAGCTACCGGCGGCGGTGCGCCTCCGGCTTTCGCCAGGATGGCGTCCACGTCGTCTCCGCTGGCCTCCAATGCGGCCGTCCCAGCCCCGCCGCCCGCCTTGGCCAAGATCGCCTCGATGTCGTCCACGAGGCTCCTAGAGCGTCAGGTCGTTCATTGGGCTCATGCCGTTCGAGGCCGGAGGCTTGTTCTCGCGAACGAACTTCATGAGCTTGGCTCGCTCCAGCGGAGCCAACAGTGCGGACTTCTTGGGGTCATTCAGGACATCCTGGGATGCCTTGACCTTTGCCGCGATCTTCTTTGCGACGTCGCTCCCCTCGCCTGCGGCGGCCTGGCGCTTGGTGCCAACCCCCTGGGGATCCTGGATGGCCCGCTGTTCCGCCACCAGGCCCGGGAGGGCCTTCTCCCGGCGCCGCACCTCCTCAGGGGACAAGCCGGGGATGTAGGGGGAGTACCGCTCTCGGTACTGCTCGAGCGTCTCGATGTTCTTCCCCTGCTGCATCTCCGTGAGGTGGGTGATCACCTGCTCGGCGGCGGTGATTCGCTTCTGCTCTTCCTCGGGAATGCCGTCATATCGGCCGCGGGGGGCGATCCCGAACGTGCGCATGGCCCCGGCAGTCAGGGATCCCAGGGCTCCGCTCTCTGCGGCGTGGTGGGCCGCGTGGGCGCGCTCCTCGTTGGACTGGAGCTTGGCGATCGTCTCCGGGGAGACCCCACCCACCTTGATGTCCTTCGCGGCCTTCTCCGCCTCGGCCAAGTTCCCAAGGACGGCGTTCTGGCGAACGCTTCCAGCACCGGTTCCACCCCCGGCGCCGCTCAGCTTGGCGAGCTTGGCCGAAGACTCGCGGATGCGATCGATCTCGGCCCCAATTTGTCCCGGCTTGATCCCAGCCTGAATCCCGAGCGCCGCGACCGAGCCCGGCACCGGCTGTCCGGGGGGCACCTGCCCGATCGCGTCCACGAACTTCTGATACGCCGGAGCGCGCCCACCGCCCGCCCCGCCCGCTCCCTTGCCTTTGTACTTCTGGGCCCTGAGCATGAGGGCGTCGGCCCGCTCCTGGTCGATCGCGAGCTTGGCGTCCTCCATGTTCTGCTTGTGGACGGCCTGGAAGACTCCCATGCGGGTCTGGGCCGCCTGCTGGCGGAGGGCCACGATCGCCTGGTCGTTCTGGGCCTGAGCAAGCGGGACGCCCTGCTGGAGCTTGAGGGACAGCGCCTTGCCGGCCGCGGCGTCCAGCGCGGCGGCCTTCTTGAGCTCGTTCTGGGCCAAGCGCTCCTGGGTGACCGAGAGGCCGAAGCGGGCCTGGCCCTGGGCCATCTCCGCATTCTTGCCAGCCTTCTCGATCGCCGCCTGCTGCTGGCGGAAGTCGCGATCGATGGCCTGGTTGATGATCTGAAGCCCAGGGTTCTCCGCCCGTCCGGTGTTCGCCCCGAAGAGCATGGCGATCCCGGCCAGCACCTTGTTGCCGGTGCCCTTGTCCGCCCAGAAGTCATGGTATCCGAGCTGCTGGTACTGCTGGGTGTACTGCTGGGCCTTGTCCATCCAGGCCTGGGTGGCCCGGTTCCCCTGTTCGACGATCTGGGTCTGGTCCTGGGCTGCCTGCTCGAGGATCGGGGCCGCGGCGCGCGCGGCATCCGCGTCCGCCTGCGCCATGCCCACCTTTGCCGCACCTTCCCGGCGCAGAGCGTCCTCTCCCTGGATGGCGTTGGCGTTCATCCCGGGGATGAGGGCCGTTTCCGCCGCCTGCGGAGAGCCGGGGGCCGCCACGGGCGATCCTGGGGGGACCACTGGGCCATTGGCCACGGGACCCGCGGCAGCCCCCGGCAGGGCCGAGGGTACCGCGCCGGGGGCGCCGGGGCCAACGGGCGCGGCGCCGGGGAGAAGCGGGGCCTGGGAGCCGGCGGCATCCGGGTTGGCCGCCAACAGCCTGTCCACGGCGTCGCCCTGGGGACTCGAGGCGCCCGTGGCGGCGGCCATGAGCTGTTCGGGCGTCAGCTGGCCGCCCGGGACATCGGTGCCCGCGGGCAGGGCTGACCCTCCCTCCTCGACCGTGGGGGCCACCACAGGGGTCTCCTCGTCGAGATCGTCGAAGAGGGGCTCGGCCTGGGGGCTCACGCGGCCTTTCGGCCGGCCGCCGTTGGCTGGGGCCTGCGCACCTCAGGCGGACCCTTACCCTCCACGGCCTGGACCCGCCTGGAGAGGTCCGAGACCATGGCCAGGAGGGCGTTGGTCGTGCTGGGGAGGTCGATGGCCTTGCCGGACGGCGTCTCGCGCACCAGCATCGCGCCCAGGCGGCTTTTCTGCACATCCTGGGCAATGGCCCCCGGCAGGCGCCCGGAGCCCGCAGGCGCGTTCCTGTAGCGCCAGGTGGCGGGTTGGATCTGGGAGGCCATCTCGTCGAAGGCGGACGAGTCCAGGGGGTGGATGTCCGTCTTGGCCTCCCGGTCGGACAGAGCGGCAGCGGAGATCCCGGTGGAGAGCAGGTTGTTGGAGTTCTGCTTCTGCTGGTTGAGGGCGTTCAGGGCCCCCACCTGGGCGTTGACCTGGTTGGAGTTGGCGGTGTTGGCCAGGCTTCCCAGGTTCTGCTGCTGCTGGATGTACTGGTTGGTCGTCTGGAGCTGGGCCGCCTGGTTCGCCGCGTTGGCCTGCTGCTGCTGCTGGGCGTTCTGGGAGAGCGAGGCCTGGGCGTTCTGGGCGTTCTGGAGGTTGACCGCCTGCTGGTTCGCCTGGTTCTGGAAGGCGGCCTGTTGCCCGAGCTGGGCGTTGGTGAGGCCGGCCTGCTGGGCAAGCTGGGCGTTCTGGGCGGCCAGGGAGAGATCCTGGCCCGAGACGTTGGAGAGCAGCCCCCCCAGCTGCCCCTGGGCCCCCTGGACCTCCTGGGCGCGCAGGAGCGCGGCCTGGGCGCCGGCCTGTCCTCCGAGCTGGGCCATGTTCTGGGCGGCCGTGCGCGCGGCCAAGGCCTGGTTACCCCCGCGGCCGGCGGCGGCGGCCTGTCCCGCCTGCTGGGCGGCCAGCTGCTGGAACATGAGGGCCTGCTGCTGCTGGGCCACGCTGGGGGCCGTACCGTTGATCGTTCCCTGGAGGGAACCGGCCAGGGCCAGCTGGGAGGCGCGGTCCTGGGCGCTCTGCGCGGCGTTGAGCTGGGCGGCCTGCATCTGCTGCGCGGCTACCGGGTTGGCGGCGGCGGCCTGGGCGGACGATAGCTGCGCGGCGGACATCGTGGGCGCCTGGCCGGGCTGAAGGGCCGAATACTGGCCCAAGAATTGGTTCTGGATGTTCTGGGCGTCGGTCGCCGCCTGCTGAACACCGGCCGTGGAGGGCTGGGAGAACGGGTTGATCTGGTTGAAGGCGGCGGTGACGGGGTTGGACTGTCCGGTGGCCTTGCCGTAGAGCCACCCCGCGGCTCCGATGCCCGTGGAGTCAACCAGGTAATCGGTCCAGCTCATCGCTCAACGGAACCGGGATTTGTGCCCGGTGCGCTACGTGGCGCGGCGGGCGGGGGGAAGCTTGGCCAATCCGGCCTCGATCCCGATGAGGGCGGTGATGGCCACCAGCGAGAACCCCGAGTTGGCCCCGTTGGCGGAGTCGGAGATCGTCAGCGTGTAAGTCGAGCACTTCCCCGATGGCCCGGGATCCACCTCGACGTTGAGCGCCGCCTCGGCCCCGGTGTAGACCATGGCCTTGTTGGGGATGCTGACGCCATCGAAGGCCTGGGTGAAGGTCATCGTGAAGCCGGCCACGCCGAAGAGCCTCCCGGTGAGCTGGGTCCCAAAGAGGCGCGCGAAGCCGGCGATCCCGGCGAAGTTGAAGCCGGCGAAGGCCACCACGTGCTGGACCGAATCTGGCAGGCCGTTGTCGTCCAGGACGGCCTGACTCTCCAGCACCACCGTCCCGTCCGAGCACAGGTACGCCACTTGCCCCTGCCACACGGTCGCGTCCACAAACGGCGCCGGGGTGTGGGCGTAGGTCCAGGTGGCCCAGGTCCCATAGAGCGTCTCGTAGACGAGTACCGTGGTCCCAGCCACGAAGCGGACCTGGTTGAAGCCGCCCACAGCGATCACCGCCACCGGGCTAACCGTGGCCATGTCGTCTTCGATCGCGGATCCCACGTAGTCGTAGGTCACTCCGCGAGAGAGCCGCCAGGCCCCCTTCGGGTTGCTGGCATAGACGAGCATCCCCTGGTCGGTCCGCCCAGCCAGGCCCGCGCGCGCGACCCCCGTCGACTCGCTGTACTGCTGGAAGGAGAGGACGCCCTGCTGTCCGGTGTCGTCGGGGTAGTCGTTGCCGCTCGCCCAGGTGGTACCGGCGGTGAAGGCCACGGCGTAGGCGTCCATGGAGCCGAGAGCGGTGACCATCTCGGTTGTCTGGTTGAGCCGGGAGACGAGACCATCCGAGAAGGACACCCCGAAGCCGGGGCCCACGTTCTTGGAGAACCACACGGCCTGCGGGTCGTTGTCCACCCCACCGATGAGCAGGCGGCCCCGATGCTTCGCCATGGTCTTACAGGGCGGAGGGGCGATGTTGTCGAGGATCCCGCCGTTCGTGTAGAGCGGCTCTCCGCCCACGATGTCGGCATCGACACCACTGTCGGTGAAGGTCACCCGATCCACGGCCGGGTTGTTGAGCACCGACCCGATGAGGTAGTAGACCGTCCCGTCGCCGTTGACGGGGGTCTCGTAGATCTCCACCGTCACGTTGGTCCGCCGGGTGGCGCGCAGGGTAGGGATCGCCAGGGTCACCTCGTGGTCAGAGCCGCCCAGCGTGACCTTCTGGCCGATGATCGACGGTGCCGAGCGGTGGAGGTTCCCGAGAGCGTCGGGCCAGGCGTAGCAGTAGCGGTAGATGTAGAAGGCCCCGGCGGTCTTGGACCCCGGTGCTGCCGTCACCGGCGTGTCCGCCTGCTCGGGAGCTATCGGGAAGCCATCCTCCACCACCACCTGGCCATCGTAGAAGCAGGGCAGGGCCCCGGGGATGTGCAGGCCGTTGAGTTCCACCGGCCGGTCCACGGTGCTGTCCTCCAGCGTCCAGGTCAGCGACACCGCGCCCGTGTAAGCCCCGGTCGATCCGACCGTGGAGGTGTCGGCGATGACGTTGATCGCGGCCGTCAGCCAGGTGCTGGCGTTGCCGGTGGTTGCCAGCTCGGGCAGCTCGTTGTTGGGGATCATCCCCGCCACCCCGGCCACGTCCGGCAGCGCCTTGCCGACCAGCTTCTTGGCCCCCGCGTCCACCAGGAACAGCGTCCCCTGGAGAGGGCCGCCGTAGAGCACCATGACGTAGACCGTCCCGTTGGCGGCGATGGCCTTCGAGGCCAGGGAGACCGACCGCATGAGGTCGGTGACGGCGCCCCCGGTGCTCTTCACCACCCGGATGTCGTAGGCGGGGGCGCTGGCGGTGGCGATCGTCCCGTCCGGGGTGGTGGTGGCGAGGAGCACGACACTGGAGCCGGCCCGGGTGCCGGTGATGCTGTTCACGAAAGTGATCGCCGGGTCGTAGGACGACGTTCCGACCGTGGCCAGGGTGCTGGCGTTGAACTTCGTCACGGAAAGCCCGGCTCCGCCCCCGCCCCAGCCCACGAAGAGCTCCGACGTGCTCCAGTCGTTGGCCAGGAAGCTGAAGGCGGGCACGCCGGCGATCGTCGTGTCGACGTCGGTCCCCAGGGTCATGCTCGAGGGAGTGAGCAGGCGCAGGTGCCAGGTGCTGGTGGAGCTGGAGAGGTAGGCGATGGCGACCTGGGTCGGGGAGTTGCCCACGGCCTGCACATCGGCAGCCGATACTCCCACGGCTGCGGTCGACGAGATCGTGGTGGGTCCTGAGATGGTGCCGGGGACGGTCGTGTCGACCTTGACGGCCATCAGGCTGAGCGTCGCCTGCTGCCACACCACCACCACGTTGTTCCCGCAGGCAACCACCCGCACGGCGGAGAGGGCGGCGCCGGTGGCGACCACGGCCGACGTCACCACCACGCCGGAGGCATCGGAGATGCTGACCAGGAGCTGGCGCCCGCTCACAGCCAGCACGATCGCCGCGCTCACCCGATAGCCGTTGGCGTAGACAGAGCCGGCGCTGTAGGCGGCCGTGGAGTTCGACACCATCGGGCTCGTCTGCACCCCGAAGGTGGGGGCCGTAGCGTCCACTAGGTGCCACTTGTCGGTGGCCTTCCGGTAGGCGGACGTCCCGGTGAGGAGGAGGAGCTGCTGGCCCAGTACACCTAGGCGCTGGCCGGTGGTGATGGAGCCGGTGTCGGCGGTCTTGGATACGCTGGCCGAGCCGGGACGAGGGACGAACTCGTATCCCCCCTGGGCGGCCTTCGAGACCACCATGTTGGTGAGGGACTGCAGGACCCCCGAGCCGCCCGCCTGCCTGGGCTGCTTCTGGTCGAGGCCCTGGAGCAGGATTGGGACGACGCGCTTGTCAGGGCCGAGCATCGGCTAACCCCACAGCATGGCGTCGGTGCCGAGCAGCGTGAGCTTGGTGCCCTCCAGCATGTAGCGAAAGGCCCCGCCGCCGGCCCAGGGGTAGGCGTAGCCGGCGCCGAACATGAGATCGGCCGCCTGCCCCGCCTCGCCGTCCCGGTTGCTGGCCGCCTTGTTGATGCGGCCGACGATCCCGCCGTTGCCGTCTGTGCCCCGGAGCACCGTCGAGAGGTTGGTGGCCAGGGCGGCCGATTCTTCCTTGATGGCCCCCGCAATGGCCGCGTGGACCGTGATGAACTCCGACCAGACGTCGAGGATGATGTCCAGGGTGTCCCCGTCGGCCACCAGCACGGGAGGAACGGGGGTGTACCAGATCACGTAGGTGCCCTGGTAGTTGATCGGCTGGTACCGGTTGCGCTCCTGGAAGTTGAGCGGGCGGACCGAAACCGGCTGGCTGGATCCGCCGGTGGTGTTGTCCACCCCCCGCATCTTGTAGAAAACCGGGGAGAGCGTCGTCAGGTCGAAGAGGTTCGACGACGACAGCGTGAACGCGGAGGAGCTGACGTAGAAGTGCGGATTCGTCGCGACGATGAGGTCGTAGAGCTCCGAGATGGCGAGATTGACGTACTCGTTCCACTCGGAGGTGGAAACCAGGGTCTTGTTCTCCTGGTTGGCCCGCTGCTGGGCGGAGGCGCGGAGCTGAGCGAGGGTATGAGACACGTTGCCTCCGAAAGAACCGGAGGCCCCGACGTCCGAGAGATGGCGTCAACTCGGGTGGCCGGGGCCTCCGAACCTGTTACGACTCCTCTTCGCCACCCTCGCCGCTGCCGCCGTACTCCCCTTCGCCCTTCTCTTCGTCGGGCTCCTTGGAGGCGTACAGCTTGCACCAGGCGATCTTGGCTGCGTTCAGGGCTTGAGCGTCGCCCTTGCGGTAGGCGTCGATCTCGTCCTGGCACGCCTGCAGCATGTCCTCATCTTCGTGCCGCGGGTCGGGCTCCGCGTCGCCTTCGTCCCCGTCCGGCTCGTCGTGCTCCGAATGGGGGTGCAGCTTCGCGGCGTCCATCGCGATTAGGACCGAGAGCGGCTTGCGTTCCTTGCTGGTCAGCATGGCCGCTCCTTAGGGGTTGACGGCGGTGTTCTTGAACACCAGCTCCATGAGGAGCGTGGCCCCGTTTGCGATCTCCGCCGCGACTCCGGTGTTGCTGGAGATCATGGTCAGAGTGAGCGTCGGAGTGGCCTGGTTGTATGCCTCCGCCGTGATGACCCCCATGACCCCGTCCCCGGCCGTGACCGTGCTCTGCACGGTGTTGGCCGTGTAGGAACGGAGGGACGTGGTGGCCGGATAGGCGTGCCCGAGGTTGACGGTGTAGACGCCGACCCCGGTGCGCGTGAGCGGCGTGGCGCCGAAGCCCCACGACTGGATCGCCGTCCCGGGAGCACCGGTGGCGCCGATCGGGATGCGCAGGAAGAGGCGCTCGATGCCGGTGGCCGACGATCCGCGCTCTTCCCAGACCTTCATGTTGCTCATGTGCGTTCTCCTTGTGAGTCGCAGGCAAGGGAAGCGCGGGGCCAGTCACCCAGCCCCGCGCGACCGCTTACTGGAGCTGCGAGACCCCCGAGTGGCCGGGGGCAGCGCACATCAGCTGCGCCAGCGTCTTGTGGCGGATCTGCACCGCGTCCGCGTTGTAGACGTCCAGCATCGTGACGCCCTTGAGGGAGGGGTACATCGGGTTGGACCCGCCGCCGCAGTAGATCGTCCAGTCGCGCTTGGTGAGCACGAACAAGCGGTCCATGGGGCAGTAGGTGTCCGGGAACACCCGGATGCGGCCCTTGGGGCCCGCCACCGTCACGGCCTCGTAGTTCACCGTGATCCCGGCGCCCTGGATGTTCTCGTAGATGGCCCGGTTGTCCAGCTCGGTCGTCAGCTTCCCGAAGGAGTCGAACGACACGAAGCAGACATCCGGCGCCCCGCCGTTCTCGCCGATGCGGACGGCCAGGTCGTAGATCGCCTGGGAGACCGGCTTGCCGATCCCCGAGACGCGCACGCCAGCCAGCGAGACCGGGTCCAGCGACCGGTCCACCCCGAAGAACGAGTCACCCGGGGTAGGGGCGGTGAGCGGCAGCCAGCCCGAGAACCCGACCACCTTGAGGGGAGCCGGAGTCGCGGCCGACGTGCGGTCGCCCTGCTGGAACAGGACGTGGGTGGCGGCCAGGGCGGCGATCTGGGCCGTCCAGTTCGTGGCGCTCAGGACCGTCCCCGCGTCGCGATCGACCGCCGAGACCACCGCGGTGGCGCCGGAGTTGTCGAGCACGCCCGAGTTGACGGCCGTCGAGGAGACCACCACCTGACCCGGGAAGAAGTTCTGCGCGTCCGCCCGCAGGGTCAGGGTGACCGTGGTGGTGGAGACCGCCGAGACCACCCCGAGGTCGCCGTAGCCCGAGCGGAACAAGTCCTTCTCGAACCGCTGCGCCAGGGCGTCCACCGCGGACTCCGTCTCGTCGGCCAGGGCCTTGACGATGGCTCCCTGGTTGGTCTCCGACAGCTCGATCAGGCTGTTGTTGACCTGGGCCAGGGAGTAGTCCAGGCCCCAGTCCCCGAGGAACGGCCGGCGGACCGACAGGCCCACGTTGGTGAGGGCGTTCGTGAAGGTGGCGGACTGACCAGGACCCTGGGAGATCTTGATCGCCTGCTTGACCTGCTCACCGCCGGAGCGCTCTTTCGCGATCATCCCCATGGCGGGGCGGTCGCGGTAGAACATGTTGACGTACGACTTGGCGTACCACTGCTTGTAGATCGGCTCGATGTTGGCGACGATATCCGCGAGCATTGCGCGGCTTCCTTCTCAGGTGAACGAGGGGTTAGGCGGCCGGGTTTCGCCCGACGAGACCTTGCGTGACTTCCCTGAGTGCGTCACGTGGGTCCATTGCGCCGTTGACCGGGCTTCGCGGCGGGGCCGCGCCTCCCAGTTCGCTGCTGATCGTCCGCGGCCTGGCTCGCGCCGAAGTGTCCGCGGGGGCCGTTCTGTCGATGAGCCCTCTGATCAATTCCTCGTCCTTGTCGCTCAGCTGACCCGAGATGAATCCCTCGGGTAGATCGGAAGTCTTGGGGGAACGGGCGGCGGGAGCGGCCCCGTCCGTCTTGGCCGCGCCGTTCGCTGGCGCCGCCGCGGGCGGGGTCTTGCCCTGGCCCTTCATGTACCGTTTGACGGCGTCCTTGCCCCGCTGCTCGAGGCGGAGTTCCACGACCTTGATGGCCTCCTGGACCGCCTCCTCGAACTCGCCCTGTTCGAGCTTGGGCTTGCCGGCCTTCTCCCAGGCCTTGGTCACGGTGGCGATCACATCGTCGGCCGCCTCGTCGGGATTCCTGGCGCAGAGCTCGTAGGTCTCGGCCTGGCGGGCGATCTCGCCCTTGATCCCGGCGATGTGGGAGGCCCGGATGGCCTGGGCGTTCCGCTCGGCCTCCTGCTTCTCGCGATCCGCCGCGCGCCGCTCCTGGTCCTCCAGGCGCTTCTTGAGGGCGTCGAGCTCGTTGGCCGCGCGCTGCTCCGGCGTCAGCTGGGCGTCCCGCTTGGCCTCGTGGTCCACGATGGCCTCGAACGAGATCCCGAACCGGGAGTACAGCTCGTCGATCGCCTCGCCCCGAGTCTCCGGGTTCTTGGCCTTGGCCACCAGGGCCTGGAAGTCGGACGCCGCGGCCTCGGCCTGCTGCCGGGCCTGGGAGGCCTCCTGCAGGGCCTGGCGAGCGGCGATTTTCTCCTGCCGGCGCTGGGCGCTGATCTGAGCCAGCCGGGCCGTCAGGTTGACCCTTGGCTTGCCGCTCGCGTCGGCCGGCGGTTGCCCGTCCCCGGGGTCCGTCCCCTCCAGGGCTTCCTTCAGGGGGTCTGTCGTCAGCTTGGGGCCCGCAGACCCCGCCTCCGCCTGGCCGCCTGGCTGGCCCGTAGCGCCGCCCTCGGTCTGGCCTGCGGCCTCGGTCGCAGCGGTGGCGGAAACGCCTGCCTCCGTTGCTCCTGGTTCGTTTCCTGCCGTCGTGGTGACGGCCCCGCCATCTTGGGAACCGGTGTCCATCACAGGAACCGGGATTTGTGCCCGGTTCCGTAGCGGGGCTTACGCTACCCTACGGGGCGATGTAGTGCTTGAGCCGGGGGCGCTTACCGCCGCTCTTTCGGGCTTCGGCCATGGCGATGGCGATGATCTGCTTGCGGGGCCGCTTCTTGTCGGCCGGCTTGTCCGCGTTGGCCTGGTACAGCTCCCGGATGTTGGAGCTGACGGCTCCCGGCCCGTGCTTGAGGGGCATGGCCCTACTCGCCGTCCCCTTCGTCCCGCTTGCCGGTGTTGGCCCGGCGGTAGGCCTTCGTCTCCGCGGCTGCGGTGCTGGTCTGGACGCTGGCCCGCAGATCGGCCCCCGGGACGACAGCCGTGGACCCGACCCCGACGAAGCCGGCCTCCAGAGCCTTCTCCACCACCGCAGATTCCAGGGTGGAGGTGCCCACAGTCAGCTCTTCGAGCACGGCTGCGGCCTCCAGCTTGAAGTCGCCCGATCGGGCATCCCGCACAGCCTGCCGAACCACGCTGATGACTCGTTCCTTGAGCTTCTCGTCCATGACGATCTCCTATGCCGCGACGGGCATCTGGCTGGTACCTGCTTCCGGCCCGCCCGGGGTGGGGGTGCCGATGACGGGGGCCTGGGGCGGGGGAAGGCCAGCCGCCTGGGCCTGGGCCGGGTTGATCTGGGGCGCTGCCGCTGGCGCCTGGGCCTTGGCCTGCAGCTGCTTGCACGACTCCATGAAGCGGCGGAGGTCTTCCAGCCGGTCTTCGGGGCACCCCTGGATCCGCTCCCGCAGGTAGCGGTTCTGCGCCACCGTCATGGCCATGTTGAGATCCATGTAGGGCTCGGGGCACTCGTAGGTTCCATCCTCGACGATCCGATCCAGCATCCAATCGATGGCGTCCCGGCTGGCGGTGTTCAGCTCGATCACGGCATCCGTGTCGGGGTAGTCGATGAGGCGGAGGTAATCGTCCTTCGAGATCTGACCCGTCTGGAACATCTCCGCCGCCCGCTGGAGACGCCCCGCCGGGGAGGTGGGGAGGCTGGAGACCGGGAAGGCCTTCAAGATCGCCTTGTCGTCCTTGAGGCCCTTGAGGTCGTTCCAGTCGATGACGTCGATCCCGCCCCGGTATGGCGCCTTGACCCGCGGCTGGATCGCCGCCGCCAGCTCGAGGTCCAGCTCCGCCAGGTCCACCATGGCGTCTTCCAGCTGCATCCCCAGGGTGACGTAGCGCTCGCTCTCGGCTGACTCGAAGGCGCGCAGGGCTTCCCCGCTGTTGAGGCCGGCTGGCTTCATGGCCTGGGCGGCGAGCTCGGAGATCCCCACCCGCTTGTAGGCCCGTTCGATCGTGTCCTCCAGGTGCCGGTAGAGCTCCGGCGGGACCGCCTGGGGGGTGATGAACGTGGGAGGCATGCCGGGCTGGTGGCGGATGATCCCGGCGGCCTTGCGCCCCAGGGCGTCGTCCGTGACGCCAGATCCGGTGGGGACGAGCCAGCGGCCCGCGGCCATGCGATCCTGGCACTGGTCGATGACCTGCTGCGTCTTGTTGATGTTCGCCTGGAAGGACCCGAGGATCTCCGGGATCCCGATGTTCCAAAAGCCCCGCCCCGCCGAGACGCACGACAGCTTCACGAACGGGTAGCGCTTGCGGGTGTACTTCTCGTCCACCAAGGCGATCCGGTCGGAGATGGTGAGCACGTGCCGGCCTGGAGTCCCGTCCGGCTCGGGCAGCTTCCACCCCTCGAGCACGGCCACCATGCTGGTGTGGCTGGAGGACGTCATCCCGAACCACATTGGGCCCTGGAAGGAGCCGGGGGCGGTCTCGATGGCCATGCGCATCTCGGGGTCGTCCCCGTAGATGGCCAGCAACTCCCCTCTGGACATGAACGTCCGGTGGATCAGCGACCGGGGCCACTTCCCGAAGTAGAGGGCGTCCCAGGGGTCCACCAGGAGCTCGTCCCCCAAGATCACGTCATGGACGATGCGCTTGCCGTCCGCGCTTGGGCTGGCCTTGATGAACCCGTCCCCGTAGGTGAGGGCGTCGGTGAACATCTGGCGGGAGAGGCGATAGGTCTGGGTCTCGTGCCATACCCCGTCGATGAAGCGGGATTTCTTCTTGCCCGTCATGCGGGCCGAGAAGTCACCGCCGTCCGTCAGGAACAGGATCCAGGGCTTGTTTCGCCCCACCTTGTTGGTGAGGGTCTCGACCGAGGACCCCACCACGTTGAATACGGGGGCCTTCCACTCCCGGAAGTCGAGGGCCGAGATCGACGAGCGGGTGAGGGCCAGCCCGTAGATGTTCGGAAGGTCCCGGTTGGTGGCGAGACGGGCGTACACCAGATTCTTGGTGCGCCGCTCGAAGTCGAAGCTCTCGAGGTAGGCGGCCCAGCCGGCCAGGGCGGTCGGAAGGGATCCCTCGTCAGAGTCCCACCAGCGCCCGGTGGTCCATTGGGTGATCTCCTGGTTCACGGGCTACGCCTGGGTGGGGTCGCCCGTGTTCACCAGTCGGGCACCGTCCGCCAGGGCCTGCAGGATGTCCGGCCGGCTCTCGCCACCGGCCAGTGCCTGCGCCTGGCGCGCGCGGGCCGCATCGGCCGCCCCAATGCCGCCGGCCGCAGCTTGGCGGATGGTGTCGAAGGGGTCCGCCGGCAGCGGCGCCACTCGGTTGATCGCCTCGACCACGCCCAAGGGGGCCATGTCGCACTCGAAGGTGCCGACCCGCAGGTGGGTGACGCCATTCTCGCGAGCCGCCTTCAGGACCGCGGCCAGCTGAACAGGGTCAGGTAGGGCTACGACGGTGGGCGGCACTCATAGGTGCCGGGATTTGTGCCCGGTGTCCCCGAGAGGAGGAACTACCCGCCAGATGCCGCTGGCGGTCCCGGCTCTCCATGCGGATTGACCCCGGGGAGACGGGGTGAAAGGACGGGCGGCCCGCACATCCCGGCCGCGGGCGCGAAGCGAACTCCCGCGGCGTCTCCAGTTGCGGGGGCGAGAGTCGAACTCGCCTAAAACCTGGTTATGAGCCAGGTGGCCGGCCGATGGCCCACCCCGCAGTGACGCCGGTCAGGCGTCGGGTTGATGGAGGACTGTCTGTAAATTTACCCCCAACCCATCCCGCGCGTCCCGTCTTCGTCTTCCTCGTCCCGCTCCCGCACCTCCGCAAGGGCCGCCTTCACCTCGGCCCGGTGACGTTCGATGTCGGTCTTCGGCTCTTCGGGCTGGGCCTCGAAGGCGTCGAAGTAGTCCCCCAAGCCGTAGCGGCCGGCCTCCGAGGGGTCCGGGTGACCGGCGCCGCGAGGCCAGCGGTAGATCCCCTTGGCCCGCGCGTCCGGGTCCCACTTCGTCCGCTGGTAGTCCTGCTCGAGCGGGCTTCCCGCCATGATGTGGGCCCGGCCCTCATGCAGGAGGTCCCGGTTGCGCTCCACCTGGCCCTTCAGGTCCGTCTTCTTGGCGGCCTTCACGAGGGGGATCCCGAAGTCCTTCTGTAGGTTGTCGATCTCCTGCTGGCTCTGGGTGTCCTGCCGCGGGGGAAAGCAGGCCCCACCCCGCTGGGTGGCGTAGCCCAGGAACACCCGGTAGGCCAGGCCCAGGACCGAGTACATGGGGGTTGTGGTGAGGTTGGCGTTCCTAGGCGAGCACCAGTCGAATAGGTGCCAGACGTCCCGGGAGTCCGTCCCCCACCCCCAGCCCTCCACCGCGCAGCGGTCACCACCGCCTGGGTCCAGCGCCAGGGCGAAGAACTTCACCCCGGGCGGGGGCTCGGCCGCCATCAGGCCGAAGCGTGCGCCGTCCTCCTTGTCCGTCTGGATGGGGTGGGCGTAGGGGATGAGATGCGGGCCAGCGGCCGGCCCGGCCGAGTACGTGGCGTAGAGCTCGGTCAGCCATTTGGGCCAAGCCGGCTGATAGGCGTTCCGGCTGGCGTCGTACCCGTAGGCACCGACTGTCGTGGACCAGATGCGCTTGCGGAACCAGTCGCGCTGTATCTGGGGGTCGTCGATGCTGATGCTGTGCTTGCGCAGGTACTCGTGCAGCTGCGCCATCGCCTCGGGAGTGTGGATGTTGGCGGCCCGGGCCCACTCGTGATGGCTGTAGGCCTGCGACCCCTCTTTGCCCCCGGTCTTGCTCTCCGGGTCGTAGGCTGCGAGGTCCAGGAACTTCCCCGACGGCATGTCGGGAAGCACCCCCAGCAGGATCACCCGCGTGGTGGGGGTGAGCATGGGGGGCAACATCACCTTGAGGATGTACTCCAGCACATGGGGGGGCTGGTCTTGCGCTTCGTCGATGCAGATGATCCCGTTGGCGAGCCGGTTCCCCAGGAAGTTCTTGACGTGCTTGAGGTCGTCCGTCCCCGCGAACATCACCCGGGCCTCGTTGGGGAAGGTGGTGATCATCATCCCCTGGTTGTGGCAGCGCTCGGGGATGCCGTAGCGCTCGCACAAGCCCTGCTGCCACACCGGGACCCAGTTGGCGATCTTGACCGCCGGGCCCGTCAGGTGAAGGAGCACATTGAGGGAGCGGGGGTAGTTCTGGGCGTTCTCGAACATCGCACCGTCAGCCCCCCAGGTCTTCCCCGCCTGACGGGCACACAGCCAGTGCTGGAACTGCTCTCGGTCTTTGATGGCGGCGAGCTGGTCGGAGTGGGTGCCGCAGAACTCATCGGCCGTGAAGACCAGGCGTTGTTCTGGCGGGGGCGCCACCGGCTTCTTGAACCCCGCGTCGGTCAGCCCTACCAGCCGCTCTACGTCGGCGTAGAGGTCATCGAGCGCGCTCACGGACCCAACCAGCTCGACGTCAACATGGGCTCTGCCGTTGTCCTGAACAGGCCCTCGAACGGCCACCGCGGTCCTTCCCATGGGCGCGGGTGGGGCAGCTCTCGCCGCATCTTGACCCCGACCAGTTGGGCCCAGCGACGGCGGGTCGATGTGGGCCAGCCTAGGCCGAAGAAGTGAGGCGGTACGACCATGCCGCGTAAACCGCTAGCCACCATGTCGGCCCAGTAGCGCCCCCCTCGCGCCTTGGGATGCGGGTACTTCTGGCTCACTCGACCAGCTTACCGCACCTGCAGCAGCGGGCGGGGAGCGTGAAGGCTAGGACGCCCGGCGGAAGAGCAAAGTAGTGGCCCAGCAGGGCGCACATGAGGCGGGAGATCACCGCCAGGAAGTCCAGGGCCTCCTTGACGGTCACGCCTTCACCAGGGCGGCGACCGGGATGTCCTGATTCTTCAGGGACGTCACCATCGGACCGCCGTTGGCGTAGAACGACGCCGCATCCGACCACCAGCACTCGGCCTTTAGAGTGCCGTCCGTACCCAGGATGACGCCCACCACCATCTTGGGCGTGTTCGTTCCCTTGAGGCACACCAGGTCGCCAGGCTTGATCTCGCTCTCGTCCGCCATCTTCGTCTCCTCCTGCTCTCGCTTCTCCTCGCAGGCCTGGCACATCACGTACCTGACCAGCTTCGCATCCGGGCTCGTGCATCGGCATTCATGAACGATCGCCCCGCACTTCCGGCAGATGACCTTCCCGTGGCCCCTCACGGCAGCGCCATCCCCAGCACCATCTCCCGCCGGGTGGCCGGGCGAATGAAGACCTCGGGCCCCACGTCGTGGACCTTGGCCATGAACTTGGGCCGAAACTTTGTCTTGGCTCCGGAGGCGGTGATGCACCCGGGGGCGGAACCGCCGAGGAGCTGGATGCCCAGCGGCTCCAGGCGGGCCACCTGGGCGATGCGGATGTTCCCCGCCGACTTCCACGTGGGGGGCTTGAAGCGCACCACCATCACGTCCCCGACGGCTACCACCGCGGCACCGTCCCCGCCCGGCGGGCGTCAGCGATGGCCAGGAGGGCCTTGTCCAGGTGCGCCCGGGCGTCCATGAGGTCCCGGTCGCTCGTGACCTGGCGGTCCTTGGCGACAGCTCGGCGAGCATCCGAGATCGCCCCCTCGATCCGATCCACCAGGTCCCGGAGCTCGCCGGGGTCGATGGCGGCAGCGCTCACGAGGCCAACCCCTTCTTGGCGTCCGTCTCGCGCGGCAAGCCGAGGGTCTCGCATGCCCGGAATATACCCGGGCGTCCTACTCTTCGGTCCCGACGTCCGTGATCTGGCGCTGGGCCTGCTCGGCGTCCGCTGCGCGGCGGGCCTGGGCCTCCTGGATCATTTCCCCCAGGAACGCCCGGGCCATCTCGGCGATGGCTGCCGCGTCCGTGGGCTTCTGGATCAGGCCGCACACCTTGAACCAGGCCAGGAGGGGGCCCTCCTTGCCCTTCTTCAGCCACTTCATCCCCTCGGTGTAGAGCGCCTCTACGGCCTTGCTGGCCTTGGGGATCTGCTTCTCCGCCAGGAAGCGCTTGAACTCCCGCTCCTGGGGGCTGAGGGCGCCCATGCCCCGGCGGGGGTCGTGGCCGGGGCGGAATGGCTTGAGTCCCCGGTATCTGGGGTCGCTCAGTGCCGGCGCAGCCGGTGTGGTTCCGCCATCGTTCGCCATGTAATTCAAATTACATCTTCGTCGGGCTTGGTTTCAAGCTGGCGCCGCATCTCCTGCTGTTTGCGCCACAGGCGGTCCCAGAGGTCAGCTTGCTGCGCGGACTGCTCCCGATCCTCCCGCTCGCACGACTTGAGCTGGGCGATGGCTGCCCGGCGCCGTGCCTCGTCGTACCGCTGCATTAGCTCGCGGCGGCGGGTCCATTCCTGGGAGTTGGCCTGTTGGGCCTGTAGGTAGGCGTTCGATGCGCCTTGCGCAAGCTGGAGCGCCTGGCGAGCATTAAGGGCGTGTTGGGCTTGTTGGAGGCCGAGGTTGGCCTGCAGATGAGTGAGGCTCGGCAGGTACTGCTCGGCCGGGATCTGGTCATACTGCTGACACTGCTCATTCCACACCCTGATGACATCGCCGCGCATGTTGCGGATGACCTGGCACTCGGGAACCGAGCGGCCTTGCAGCACCCGACGGGCGGACTCGTCACGGAGGGCTAGCACCCGGGCGTTGAGGGTGCCCAGGAAGGCGGAGGCGGTGGGGCCGGAGGGTGGGGCCAGCCTAGGGACCTGGGGGGTGATCGCGTCTACCTCCCGCATGGCTTCGAGCATGTAGGGGGCGAGGGGGTCGGGAGCTGCTGGGGTGGAGAGCTGGCGCGGCTTGCGGTTGTCGGTGAAGGCCAGGATGACCAGGAGGGGCCAGGAAGGGGAGACCAGCGCGAAGCGCAGCAGTAGCTGTCCGCCGCGGCGCCAGGCCAGCCCAGTTGTAACGGCCGTCCACGCGGCCATCCCGCCCAGGTACATGCAGCCAAGCGCGTGCAGCGTCATCGGACGATGATCTCCGGCTCGCCCTTCGTCTCCACCTCGATGTCAGCCCCGGTGGCGGCGGCCATGGCGGTGATGGCGTCCCGCAGGCCCTTGGGGCAGTCGTAGTTGACCCGAGCCCGCTTGTGGGTGTCGCAGAAGCCGGAGTAACCGGCATCGATGGTGCGGCAGAAGCGACAGCGGTTCATGGGAGCTTCCATCCTCCGAAGTAGAGCTTGGCGGCGAACTCCTCCCAGGTGAGACGCTCGGTCCCGTCCAGGACGACCCCGCCGTCTTTCATGCGGTCAATGAGCGTGACCGTCTTCGCCTTGCCGTCAGCGTCGAGCACCGTCATTATGATGCGCACGAAGTACGAGAGCATCTCGGGCAGGCCGTGATGCCGGCGAGGCTGATCAGTGTCTCCTGAGCCCAGTCAGCGGCGTCGGCGATCAGCCCTGGCAGCGTCTCCTCCGTCAGCTCCACCGGGCGGGCTGACTGCGGCCAAGTTATGGCATGCCAGACGGCCTTGGCGCGCACCTCGGGGTATCCGTCCCGCTCCGAGTTGACGACCTCGTAATGGAACCAGGGCTCGAACTTCATGGGTGTCACCTCTTCTTCGGGAGCTTGAGACGCCGGTCACTCGCCTGGTCCTGCTCCCGCAGGATGCGGGCGAACCAGCCCAGTA